GTCCAAGGGGTGGTAGGCGGAGCTTGTCCTGATTGGTCGTGACGTAAATCGGAGGGTATATAAAGGGCTGCAGAGCGTCCGGAGCTCATAATTTTTGATTTTTCTGGTGAGTTAACATAGTTTTTAAAAGTATGGTTCCTGAGAAGAATAATTATAATATTTTTATATTTTCCACTTGTGATTCGCATATAGTGAATGCGGAGGAAGAGTTTGAGGTGGAAGAGGAGGGGGCAGAAGTTAACGCTGTGGAATTGTTTGAGCCGTGGCAAGAATCTTTTGAGGAAGATTATTATAAGTATTGTGATGGAATTGCCCAGGCGTGTGATCAATATATTTTGGATTTCTATGCGAATGATTACCCTAATTCTGCAAACCCTGTTTTGCGTAAGGGCTGTCCTTACCCTATCTATAGAAGATTATATGAGTTAGAAGAAAATTATAATGCTTCGGCTTTGACAGTTGACCCTGATTATTTAATTCATATGTATGGATTATATTATGTGGAGAAAGGAGGGAATAGTTTACATAGATATTGTTTGGATTGTTTTAAAGATAAAGTGAGTTTTGATAGTGATGATGTGAAAGTTTATGAGTTTCACCTTGTGGTTAATGATGCATTTGAAGCTCATGCGGAGATTAATTATAGTACCCAGAATGATAATTATTGGTGTCATGGTTGTAATTGTTTTTTGTATGAAGTTGAAAGCTGTATTCATAATGAACCATGTCATATTTGTTTCTTTGATATTAATAAACATTCTATCCTTGACAGAGTCCCGATTGATATTGCCAGAAGAGTGACACGGAATACATTCCCGAATATTGATGAACGATGGCCGAGACGCATGTGAGTGAATCAGAAATAGAAAGCGAAGAAGAAAGTCAACCTCAAATCCCATTCGAAATTTTAATTAAACTTATCCAGAGTGAATATAATAATATAATATGTCTGACGAGTTATCAATTTTGGAGAGAATTCCCCCGTCTCCTGGAGGAGATAATCCCGGTACCAGTAGCTCTGGAGGACCAGGTGGAGAAACTCAAGATATTATTGAAACGCATGGAAAATTACTTTCTATCCCACACAGAAATATCCTCAGAACAGTCACTAAAGCATGTCTTGCCGCAGGTGAAAAAAGCAATGGGTTCTGGCTTCAAGACGTTATTCTCTGCGGAACTCCAGGAAGAGCTAGAGAAGTGGCTCGAAATATTACTACCCACCTTAAAGGATATGGAAGGAGTGTCTGTCTCATCACAACCCATGACAGCCACATCCATGTCAACCACGACTGCGCTTACGCAGGAAAGTCCTGCAGGTGCTTCTGGAGAAAAAAAATCTCGCAAGAGAAAGGTATTGAGTTCCGAAGAAGGCTTCAACGACTTGGCGGACGAAGAAGAATTAGAGACCTCGCTTTACCCGACTGGCAGCGTATCTTCTTATATTTCTGTACGGAAGGAAGACAAAGTTTCCCACCGCATATTAACGGACAAGTATTCCACATACACAATGAAATTGCAAATTTGGAAAAGTCAAGACTTGAAAGGCCCAGAGGGAAAAGCGATATGGCACTTCCAGGACCGGAAAGATGCTGTATGGAAAGAGATAGCGATGACCTATGCAGACTTTTCACCCATGGCGAAAGCGATGTTAGCGACGGAGGATGCAACGATTCAAATGTTGTTAGCAGCAAAAAAAAGCGGAAAGAAAATCAAGACCTCTTTTCCAAATTACGGGAGATATTATTCCAATACCCAGTCAGCCCAATAATTAATATAATTGATCACCCTGTGTATACCTCGAGTCCCTTAAAATTAATTCGTGGTAGAAATTGTAAATTACAAGATTGTTTTGATTTAATTAAGATAATTTTCATGTCCTGGACTGTTAAAGATTATTATACTAATATTTACAGTAAAGAAAATTGTAGTGGTATTTTTAGTGCTGGACATGTGTCAATTAGTAATTATTATTATAATGTGGAGGAGAGTGTTGATATTTTAGATGAATTATTGCATTTTCAATTTGATAATGATCCTGAAATAATATTTGAGTTTTTATCTAGCTTGCTTAATATTTTAGATAGGAATATTCCTAAATGTAATAGCTTATTAGTTTATAGTCCTCCCAGTTCTGGGAAGAATTTCTTTTTTGATGCGGTTATGGATTATTTTTTAAATAAAGGTCAATTTGGTAAAGCTAATAAATATAATAATTTTGCTTTTCAAGATGCTGCTCAGAAACGTATTATTTTGTGGAATGAGCCTAATTATGAATCTAGTAATACAGATATGCTTAAGATGATTTTAGGAGGAGATGCTTATAATGTTAATGTTAAAAATAAACCAGATACTGCTGTGTATAGAACTCCAGTTATCTTACTTACTAATAATAGAATTGCTTTGATGTCATCTCCTGCTTTTACTGATAGAATTAAAATATATACTTGGAAACAAGCCCCATATTTAAAGGATTATAATAAAAAACCATATCCAGTTGCAATTTATTACTTATTTGCTAAATATAATCTTATATAATTATTAATAAAACATGCATTTATTTATATTTTATTATCCTCATTTTTTATTTTTATTTTTTAATATGTGGATTGATGTCCAAATCTATTTGGTAAGTAATCTGTAGCTCTATTAGGAGCAATAACGGGAGCAGCCATTCTAATTTCATTGGCTTCTACATTGAAAGTATTTTGATAAGTGTTGCTATGCTTATAATTAAATCCTATCACCATATCTAATTGAACATCGAAATAAGACTGAACATCCGTATATTCATCCGGTAACATTTGATCTACAGCAGTTGATAATTTAGGCACACATGAAATCCCTACATGAATAGAAGGTTGAACGTATTTCCCATTATGGTCTGAATCTATTTTTTTCATATACTGACCCTTTTCAATTAATCCAGTTCTAGAAACGAGAGCGTCATAATTAGTTCTAGCAGTAGTTATGAGAGCTGTACTTTCTTGTGGACTTACACCTAGAGCAGCGGATATATTCCCTATAGTTACGGAATTAAATTCTTTCCCCACGTCATGATCATTAAAAGCAAGAGTATCAAAAAGTACAGGTACAGCAGCAGTTCCCGAAGGAGGAGTTATATTCAGAGTCCCTCTTAAATATTCAGCAAAGGTTAATTGAGCTTTAATAGGAGCGTACGAAGGATGATAGTCTTGATTAATTATTACTTGATCGATTACTTTAGTAGTGGGAACTTTAGTTACGTGTTGGGATAAATTATACCACCCATTTGGATTATTAGTATATCCAGCTATAGTTTTATTCCCAGTATTCCAAGCGACTAGATAGTTTTTGGTATGAATAGTATTATTAAATGAAAAGGGAACTATGGGTACTCCAAAAGTATTAGCAGCCAGGGGAGCACCATTAAAATTAGCACTATTCTGAGAATATCCCCACAAACATTCATCTATATCACTATATACTGGATCACTTAAAGTAAGAGGCACCATAGATGTAGAATTACTCCCAACATTATATCTCATATTAGTAACTCTAATATCTTGTTTATTATTCAATCCTATAGCCATAAGAGCAAATTTATTCTGATTTAAAGTAGCGATAGAAGTATCACTAGCCGCAGTTTCAAAAGCTACTCTCACATTTCTTTGAATTACTTTACAATGAACACTTTTAACATAAGTACCATTTGGTAACGAATCATAAACACCAGGATTTATATACATATTTAATTTATCCCAAGGAATTTCTAATAAAGGAGTAGTAGCACATAATATAAAAGCACTTGCGGCTGTTTGAGTAGCTAAATTACGGGGATGAGGTAATAATCTTGTACAAAATCCATAGGAGAGAGCTGAATAACAAGTCCTGATATGAGCGAATCCATCCATCATTCGAAACATATAAGGTCTAGGTACGGCTGGAATAGTCTCTCCTTTTTCGGTAGCGAGTCCTCCTGAATATCCTTGTCCAGTACCACCAGCGGTAGTATGAACATCCACAGCCATAGGATCATCTCTGCCAGTTCCTGGAAGCACCATATCTTGTTCTATTGGAGAAGTAACTTGCGTTTTACTTGGGGCTGGAGTAGTGAGTCCTGCGTCTGCTGCTTTTCGCTTTGTTGCTCCAGTCGTCTTTTGAGTCTCAGTTTCTTTATGGGTAGTAGTTGGTTGAGAATTTGAACCTGAAGTAGAAGGAGTAGTAAGATTAAAATTTTGTTTATCAAGATCTTGCAATTGTTTAATAAATGAGGGAATTTGAAATAAATTATTTAATTCTTCATCTGAGAATTCAGTGGGTTGAGTAGAAGTTGTAAAACTATCAAGCAATGGGCCTTTAGATTTAGATGAAATTGGAGTAATTAAAGGTGAATTTGAAGCTGGAGTAGTAAGCATGTCAACATTAACAAAGTTAGGGAATTTTTTAGCTAAAGCAGTTCCAGGTTGTATTTTATAAGTTTGGCCTCCTTGTCTACTGAAAGGATTAGGAATAGGCGGAAGGCCTCTACGTTCTCTAGCTTTATTATATTGAATTATAGTATATGATTTCATGCCTTCGGACATAGCTTTCCAATTATTTCTTTGATCAGGAAAGTTATCAGGATCAAATTCCCATTTAAATTTACCCATATTGAAATTGAGATTTTAAAGACTCACCTGAAATAATAGGATATTGAACACCAGATACAGATTCACCAAGATATTTACCACTTATACCAATAGCAGATATAGCACTATGTATGTCACCTTTTAAAGCTTTATCAACAGTAGTTAAAATATGCTCTCTATCAGCTTCACGTACCTCGTCAGTAGTTTTAGCTTTTGAATAATCGTGATCGTGGTTGAAGGCGTCCTTATCGTCGTCGTCAATAGGAACAGCACCAGTATTTAGAGTATTTCCAGGTCCTAAGTATTTGTGGCCAGGTAAGGTGATTGTGGGAGATTTATGATTATCAGTATCACTTGAAGATAGAGTATTATATATAGCACCACCAACAGCAGCAATAGTAGTACCAGCGATAACAGCTGCAGCAGGAGCGATGGAAGATGTGACAACTCCAGCAGGAACAGCAGCAGGCGCAGCGACTGGAGTGGATAAAGGAATAGAAGTTGAAGCAGAGTTAATATCCAATAATTCTAATTCTTCTCCCTCTAAAATTTCTTCAACGTATTCTTGATAAGAAAAGGGTTTTCGTTTATACGCACGAGCTGTGTCTTCTTGATCGAAAGTATTATAACCTTTTCTATTTAAATATTGTAATAAATTAGGTGGTAAATCGGACATAGTATAACATTATGTTAACACTATGAAATATCAAAAATTATGAGCTCCGGACGCTCTGCAGCCCTTTATATACCCTCCGATTTACGTCACGACCAATCAGGACAAGCTCCGCCTACCACCCCTTGGAC